CCCATAATTGAAGATATAACCAGTGCTAAGCCCCAGCAGATGGACTTTCCTGGGGGTATTCAGGTAGATTATACTAGCACAATCAACCATGGATTAACGATGGCAGATTGCCCCAATCCTAATTGTGAAGAAGTAATCTGTAAACCAGAATTTTGGGTACCAGAACGTAAATTATGCATATATTGTGGACATAGGGGGTAAAGAGATTTAATGACTGTAGAAACACTAAGTAACCAAACTTCTTTCGCACTATCTAACCAAGCTGAAATCATTCTTAACCATAGATACTATTTAAAAGACACAGAAAATACAGTTATTGAAGATGCTCCCGCATTGTTTAGAAGAGTTGCAAACGCCATTGCTTCTGTAGATACTCAATATGAAGTATTTCCTAAGGAAGTTCAAAAGCTATCTGATAAATTCTTTAGTATGATGCAAAATCTAGAATTCCTTCCAAATTCTCCTACTTTAATGAATGCTGGTACTAACCAAGGAACTTTAAGTGCTTGTTTTGTATTACCCCTAGAGGACAGTATGCAGGATATTATGAAGGCTGCTACTGATGCTGCTATGGTACAGAAATTTGGGGGTGGAACAGGCTTCGCTCTCTCTAAAATTAGACCCAAGGGAGCTAGAATTAATACTACTCATGGGGTAGCATGTGGCCCCATTGAGGTACTTAAAACCTTGTCTAGGGTGTCTAGCATGATTACTCAAGGTGGTAAAAGGGATGGGGCGAACATGGCAGTAATGTCAGTCTACCATCCAGATATTAAAGAGTTTATTGCATGTAAGAAGGTAGAAGGTGATATACATAACTTTAATATTTCTGTGGCTGTTGATGATTATTTCATGGATAAAGTAAAAACTGACGGTTCATACTGGCTTCATGACCCCCATACAAATGCGGTAACAACACAAGAATCTGCCAAAGAGATTTTTGACTCTATAGTGATGGGTGCGTGGAGAAACGGAGAACCGGGGATGATTTTCTTAGATAGAATTAATGCAGATAATAAGGTGTTGTCCAAATATGGCCCAATGATATCTACCAATCCTTGTGGAGAACAGCCGCTCCTAGGCTATGAAAGCTGTAATTTAGGGTCAATTAATCTAGCTAAATTTTACACAAAGAATTTGGGGGCAAGAGATTGGAATGATGAAATTAATTGGAGTAGACTTATTCAAGTAGTAAATTTAGCGGTGCATTTCCTAGATAATGTGATTGATGCGAATGACTATAGTATCCCAGAAATTGCTCAGATGACTAAAGCTACCCGTAAAATAGGATTGGGGGTTATGGGATTTGCAGACCTCCTAGTTAAATTACGTATTCCCTACGATTCTGAATTAGCTAGGGAAGTAGGACGAGAAATAATGCAAGCTATTAAAATGGCAGCAGACGTGAAATCTATTGAGATAGGGTCAATGAGAGGTGCCTTTCCTGCGTGGGGAGACAGTCAGTATAAGATTCACGAAAATTATAGAAATTCGTGTAGATTAACAGTAGCTCCTACAGGAACTATTTCAATGATTGCGGGATGCGCTAGTGGGATAGAGCCATTATTTGCATTGGTATGGAGAAAACAAAATATTTTAGAAGGACAGACATTGCACTATGTTAATGAACAATTTGAAGAAGATGCTAAAACCTATGGGTTCTATTCGGAAGAACTTATGGCGTATTTGTCAGATGGGGGAGTGCTTGAAAATAGGGAAGATGTGCCTGAATGGGTTAAAAGCATATATGTTACTGCTCCAGAAATACCCCCCGAACACCACGTCCTAATGCAAGCTGCTTTCCAAAAGTCAGTAGATTCTGGTATTTCCAAGACTATTAATTTTGCTAATGAAGCAACCCCAACTGATGTATATAATTCATATATGCAAGCTTGGCAAACAGGATGTAAAGGGATTACTGTATATCGAAATGGAAGCCGAGATAAAGAAGTATTGGTGAATGGGCATAAATCGGAGGTAGCCCTTGACATTAAGCTTTGTGGATGCGATAATCCTATGATAGTTCAGGCAGATGGTTGCGAATCCTGTAAAGTTTGTGGTTGGAGTGCTTGTGCCATTTCGTAAGTAATTGATATTTTAAAGTATAATAGTATAGTGGGAGGTAAGTATGGTAGGAATGTTTTTAAAAGAACGAGAGGTACAATATACTGCCAATAAGGACGAAACTACTAATACATGGCGTATATTGGATACGTGGCATAACGATTTAATGAACTTAGGGCCAGATGATGAGGTACCGGATGACAGTCCCGCTGTTAAGATACTTACAGAGGGGGCTTTCATAGCCCTAGTGAAAGAAGCTTCTAGATTGGGAGTATTACAAAACGCCAATTTAGGTGGTAACAATGGAGATGAAGAATTGATGGAGAAAGAGGCAGAAATATCTGACCTTAAAGCATTATTGGGAGTTCAAGAGAAAAAAGTAGATGTTAGAATCCCCAAAAGAACGGAAGGCTATATGCTAAAAGAGATGGCGATGACCAATATTCTAAAGATTGTCTCCATAGCAGACATAGAAACTCTTTCTGAGGAATAATATATGAAACTAGCGGATTATCTACCAGAAGTTCCTAAACTTGCTCAAACCCTCATAAATATGAATGAGCAAATAAATTTCCTAGATATTATGAAAGCGAGTGGGGGAGAGACTGGACGTGCCCCCACCATTGGTTTAGACCATGTGGTGAATACTTGGGTACGTCACCAGATGGCCTATCGCCAGCAGCTAGTCATGGACTTGCAAATGCTGGCTTACTCAATAGAAGAGGTACGTTCTCCTATTAGTCACATAACAGGAGAAGTTTTTAGGCGGGGAATTGAATGGGTGCCCCTAGTGGAAGACCCTGACCCAGAACAGAAGGAACGTTTAGTCAAATTTATGGATGATTGTAATATTTTTGACCAGAGTTTGGAAGAAGTACTACGGCAATTCCATTTTGACCTTAATTCTATTGATGATGCGTTTATTTATCTAGTAAAAGAATATATAAAATCTGATGATAATACTCTAAAGTCTAAAATTAATGAGATTCGTAGGTTGAATCCTGCCTTGATTGAGTTTGACCTAGACGCTGCGGGACTTCCTAAGAATGCTCACTTTATGTGTCCTATTCATAGAGAAGATGTTAAAGAAGAACCTGGGAAATGCCATAAAGATGATTGTGAGTTAGAGATGCAAGCTGTGATGTATAAGTATTATCACAGAAACCAACATATTTTCCTTTTTGACGGGGAAGTAATCCATCTATCTAAGTTTTCACCATCTGAAACTTATGGATGGAGTCCAATCCTCACTATTTTTGAGAAAGCTCTAACTTTAATAGGAATGGACAAGAATTTATACCGATATTTCTTTGAACGGAAAATGCCAGCTAGTATGATGATGGTATTTACGGATGACCCCGAATCTCTGAGAAGGGAAAGACAACAGATTGCCGCTCAGACAAGGCTTGACCCGAACTATATCCCTATGGTGGCTGTTTCATCCCGAAATAATAGGGGTAGAGTAGATATGGTACGGTTGTTCCATACGCTCAATGAAATGGACTATCTACCAGTTAGAAACGAGGTTAGGGAACGTATTGCAGCTATGTGGGGTGTCACCCCCGCATGGCAGGGCGCACCAGAAGCATTTGGTGGCCTCAGTACCCAGACTCAACAGTTGGTAGTGATGAGCCGAGTGGTTGAGGGTGACCAACGGCTGTTCCATGAGAAGGTATTCCCTCAAATTCTAGAAGCATTCGGAATTACTGATTGGGGACTTAAATTACCCAATCCTGAGGAGAAGGCCGAGGCTACTAGAATCAGTTTCTCTCAACAGAAGGCCCAAATTGCTCAACAGTTTATTGGTCTAGGCTTTGACGTTAGATTGAAGGCAGATGGCGTAGCTGTGGAAGATGCTGAGTTCATGATATTTGGTAAGGCTGTCCCGATGGCAGAGATGCAGGGAGAACAGCTAGCTTTGGGTCTAGAACAGCAACAACAGCAGATGCAACAGGCGCAGGAACAACAACAGCAACAGGAACAACAGCAACAGCAGCAGCAACAGGCTCCTGCTGGCCCTCCAGGGGTCAATCAGGCCCCTGGTAGGACGGGTGCTGCTCCTGGTGGTGGGGAGGGTCAAGGGGCTGCTCCTATACCTCCTATGCCCATGCAACAGATGGACTTGAGTAAGGATGCTAAGAAGCCTAAGAACTATGTATATAATTCTTTGGGAAGCCCACATCCCGACAAAGATAGGGATGAGGATGATTTGAATGCATATGCTGGGGAAGGTACGCCTTTTATAAATAAATCCACAAATTGGGTGCAAGGAATCATGGAAAAGGGTTTCCTAACGCCCCATCACCTGCAACAACAATTATTGCTGGAAGATAACCTTGGTTTCCAACTCTGCTAGGATCAATATCTGTTCTATCAATTTGAACTGTAACTCCAGTTGGAATTATCAAGCTTTCAAGAACAATTGTACCGCCTATCGTTCTGTTACCGTTAACTCCAGTGTTATCACCTAATTGATGTGGACCAGCGCCTGCTGCTGAGAAATCACCACTGCCTGCTGGCGGTATCACAATTCCAAAAGTTCGATTAACAGCATTTCCATCAATAGATACTTTAACAGTTTGTGCAGAAGCAGAATAATTAATGAAGAATGTAGTTGTTAGTACTTTTCCTCCACTTGTTACCTTATCTCCTGATTCATTAGTTGCTATTACTGGACCAACCACAATATCAGAAGAGTTTGTTGTAACTACACTATTCTCAGTAAATCCATCGTCGATAAATTGAATAGCAAGTTTCATTCCAGGTGCACCAGCATCTGGTTGAATGAAAGCGTTTGAACTTGATTTTTTTGCAGTAATAAAGTCATCTACAGTTGCAGAATCACCAAGTGTTACTCTTTCTATTAATGTCGGTTTTAAAGCCACGGCAACTATTGCAAATGGTTTTGCATCAGATGATGTCCAA